TGATCATACAGATAAGAGATATGTATCTAAACTATCAATGAAGGATCTAATTAAACAAGCACACGAGTTAACATAGTAGTCTTATTTGCTTGTGGAAAACTATTACTTTTCTATAGGACTAATTGTGGAAAACTAACACTTTATGGGGTAAAACTGTGGAAAACTCTTATAAATCCCTTTCTAAATGCTCTTATAAATAATGTCTTGTTTTTTATACTAATCACAATTCGTATCATATAAAGGGAGTAATAAGAGAAATGATTGTGTTAGTTAGTATGATAATAAGAAGGATTAAATGTTAGATAAGGATAATTATTACTATTGCTAATTGTTAGTTTATTTTGATTACTTTTAGTTCTTTTAATGTCTCTTAATCCTTCTAATCTATCTGTCTTTAAATGTGCTCAGGTGTTGTTATCTTTATGTCCTTAGAAACACTCAGATCCTTGTTATCTAAGCGAGCAGAGTATAACACTCTCTCGCAAATTTGTCAATCCCCCCGTAACACTTTTTTACCAAATCCCCCCACCCAAACTGTAAAACCGAGACATAAATACGCACATACTACTTGACATTTTAAGCAAGGTATCTTATAATACTAACAGTTACTCCCAGGGTGTATTCTCATGTCGGTTTCTTATCTTAACGCGCAGAAGAGTAAGTATAGAATAACACTAGAATTAGACGTACACGATGACTTTAACCCCCATCAAGTTAACTGGGAGAGACTGTTAGACATCGGCGATAATGAGACAGTCGAAAGTTATGTTGAGGATCTGGATTTACCAGTGGCATGGTGATACTTAGAGGCCCTGAAAGTGTACCCTTAGTGTAATCACCCAACCAACCACACATGACTGACCAGACTTACAACGGATGGACAAATTGGGAAACTTGGAATGTTGCTCTGTGGGTTCAAAATGATGAAGGTTTTTATAGAGAAGCACGCAAATCTTATTCCTATCCTAATTTTGTAGAGCGCATGGGTTTCGCCTCTAGTGCAACACCTGACGGCGCAAAGTATGATAGTCCAGAGTTAGATATCGATGAACTAAATGAAATGATTGAAGAACTCTAAGGGAGGGGTAATTACATAGTCCTGAGTAAGACTCTAAAGTGCTCATTATACACATACATTCTAACACACCGCACCACATTATGTCAACCGTTACTAACACTGAAGTTGTACTATTTGCTCTCTCACAGTGTAACACAGGCAACGAATTGCTAGAGTATATTGATAGTTTGCTTGATGAAAATAGTGCAGACTGATTGTTAACAACTGTAACCCCCGTACTTGACAGTGTGGGGGTTTAATATTATAATGCAGTATATACCGTATTGACAGTGATTGTGCGGTTGTGTGATGTTGTGGCGTGGCGCGATGCCCGATAATAAAAAAGCAAACTACCCTAACCTACAACGAACCGAAATCGAGAGGTATATATAAAATTCTCAAAAAAATTCTGAGGGGTAAATAGGTTTTAAATAGGTTAATAGAAAAAAAACCGCCCAATAAAAAATGACCGAAGAGAACCTCTACCACATATATGCAAAGGATCAATGTTTATATAATTGTTTAAAGGAGAAAGAGTTCAAGGAGAAGTGGGAAGAAATAAAGATGATAGTAGGATTAATGAAGACAGATTATACGGAGGAAGATTTAACTTATATAAAACTGCCAGCCAATAGTGGAGGGAATGGTAGGGGTTCGGTAGGGGTCCCCTCTGGGGATACGGAACCACCAGGTGAACCAAGTTATTGACAGAATCTAAATATAGTGATAAAATTGAATTGAAAGGTATTTAAAAAGTATGGCAAAAGGATTTACTGTTAAAGCAAATACTCCCATCAAGAAAAAAGAAGAGTGGGATATCGAAGCAATCAAAGCAAGAATGAAAGGAAAAACGATTGTATTCTGTCTTCCAGGGCGTGGCACTTCGTATATCTTTCTAAAAAACTTTGTACAATTATGTTTCGACATGGTACAGAATGGAATGAGTATACAGATCAGTCAAGATTATTCCAGTATGGTTAATTTTGCACGTTGTAAGTGTCTCGGAGCAAATGTACTAAGGGGACCAAAGCAGGTGCCATGGGACGGAAAACTAAAGTATGATTATCAGTTATGGATTGACTCGGATATTGTCTTTGATACAAACAAGTTCTGGCAGTTATGTGATCTTGCCGTACCAGCAGAAGTAGTATCAGAAGATGGAGAATGGGATGAAACAAAGGAGCATCCAATTTCAGCAGGATGGTATGCTACTGAGGACGGGCAAACAACATCTGTCGCACACTGGTTAGATGAAGAAGATTTCCGTAGTAATGGTGGAGTAATGAATCATGAAACTGTAGAAACTATTAGTAAGCGTAAGAAGCCATTTACAGTAGACTATACAGGATTTGGGTGGGTATTAATTAAGAAGGGAGTATTTGAGACATTACCGTATCCATGGTTTGCACCAAAAATGCAAGTATTTGAATCAGGTAATGTGCAAGATATGTGTGGGGAGGATGTAAGTTTCTGTCTTGATGCTATTGAGGAAGGAATGGAGATTTGGTGTGACCCACGTATTAGGGTAGGACATGAGAAGACAAGAGTAATATGAGAAAACTTTCTAATGAGAGAACATGCTGGCCCATCAAACATCGGGCCAGTTCTGAATTATGGGATCTTTCTGCTGAGATCCTTACTGAATTATCAAGAAGGGATAGAGTAAGTTATAGAGTTAAAGGGGTCCCCTCTGGGGAAGCAAAGCCTCCTAAGGGGAATGAGGTATGATTATGGCATCTTGGCTTAGTTTAGGAGTAATACTATTAATTATTTTTATAGTATTTTACATGAATTTATATAATCCACATACATAAGGAGTATTATGGCAATTAGATGGACTAGTAGTGATAGTTTTATTGAATCAACGCCGAAGAGGACTCGGCAAGGGAATGGGAAGCATACTAAATGTGCCGCGAGTTCTCGCAATGCAAAGAAAAAGCGTTATAGAGGACAAGGAAAATAAAAACGGACCCTCTCGGGGGTCTTTTTTTATGCCTAGATAGTAAAAAAAGAGGAAAAATGAAAAATAACGATAAAAAAATGCTACGTGAAATCTCTAATGACATTTTAACACCCAAAAAGCATGATTTTAAGGTAGAAAATGACCTTTATGAGCGAATTGATGTAGAAATAGATGATGATGAATGGGGTGATGGTGCCGATGGAGTACCCTTAGCAGAATTTTAATTAATGATCCTTAATAAATAACTAAAATTTGTAATTTTCTGTATTTGCAATGCCTATACAAAGGATCAGCCGGGGATTTAAAGATATTAGTATGACATTTCAGTCTAATCCACTGAATGATGACCTTATTGCACTTAAAAATGCAAATGCAATTGCCCGATCCGTAAGAAATATTGTAATGACCATACCTGGAGAGAGATTTTTTCAACCTTCTTTCGGATCTGGTGTTAATAGGGTACTTTTTAACAATATGGATGAAATTTCTGCTTCTATTCTTGAAGATGAGATCAGAAATTCTATTAGAAATTATGAACCAAGGGTTAGATTACGTTCTTTAAAGGTACAAGCCAATTTTGATAATAATGCCTTTGATACTGTTGTTACATATGACATTATTGGAGCAGATATTCCATCACAACAATTACAATTCGCTTTGCAATCAGCTAGATAAAAATGCCATTAGTAAATTTCTCTAATCTGGATTTTGACCAGGTTAAAACTACACTTACAGATTATATACAATCAAACTCCAATTTTACGGATTATGATTTTCAAGGATCCAATCTTTCGACTATAATCGATCTTTTGGCATATAATACCTATATTACTTCATATAATGCCAACATGGTTGCTAATGAAGTATTTCTTGATAGTGCTACTTTAAGAGAAAATGTAGTTTCATTAGCAAGAAATATTGGATATGTCCCCAAATCTAAGACAGCATCAAGGGCAACCATTAGTTTCACAGTAGATACAACAAATGTTTCACCAGTTCCAGCATCATTAACCCTAAAAGCAGGTCCTGTAGCAGGATCATCGGGATCATTTGGAAATTCATCCGCTATATTTTCAATTTTAGAAGATATTACAGTTCCAGTACACAATGGAATTGCAGTATTTAATGATATTACAGTATATGAAGGTACTTTATTAACATCAAACTTTGTATTTAGCACAAGAAATGTAAATCAGAAATTTATTTTACCAAATGCAGGGGTTGATACTAATTTAATTTCAGTAAAAGTAAAAAATAACGAATCATCTACTGCATCTACTGAATATAAACTTCAAGATAGCCTTTTTGATATTAATTCATCATCAAATGTTTATTTTATACAAGAAGTTGAGGATGAAAGATATCAAATTTTCTTTGGGGATGGAATTTTTGGAAAAGCACTTGAAGATAATAATTTTATATCAGTAAATTATATTGTTACAAATGGAGACAGTGCAAATGGAATAAGTTCCTTTACCTTTAATGGAAGAATTACATATATTAGAAATGCACAAAATTATACAGTAACTTCTGGTGTTTCTTTAATTACAACAGAAACAATTTCTTCTGGTGGAGAAGTTATTGAGTCAGTTGATTCTGTTAAGAAGTTTGCTCCAAGAATATATGCCTCTCAGAACAGATGTTTAACTGCAAATGACTATGAAACATTAATTCCATCAAGAATTTACCCAGAAACTGAATCTATTTCAGTATTTGGTGGAGAAGAATTAATTCCTCCGCAATATGGTAAGGTTTTTATTAGCATTAAACCTAAATCTGGTGATTTTTTACCCAATCTCACCAAAGAAAACATCAAATTAAAGTTAAAAAAATATGCTGTAGCAGGTATTATACCAGAAATTCTTGATTTGAAGTATCTTTTCCTTGAAGTTAATTCAAAAATATATTATAACACTAATTTTGCTCCAAGTGCTGAATATGTTTCAACTGTTATTCAAAATAATACCAATAAATATGCAGAATCCAGTGAAATGAACAAATATGGTGCTAGATTTAAATATAGTAAATTCCTAAAAGTTATTGATGACAGTTCAGATGCAGTAACTTCAAATATTACAACAGTT